AAGAATTACATCTCTTCCACAAGCCTTACAATATTCAGCGGCCAAAATCATACTTTTCTCCATAACAGGCATCATGATGTCAATCATCGTGTTCATGTAGTTGGTTGCTTGGGTATCCCCCGCGTCACCGAATCCAGTTTGCATGTTCATATTTAGTGTTTAGTATCAAAAAGAGTTTGTGCAATTCCCTCGTGTACTCTAAGAACGTTATAGCTCTCGGCGTAGACACGAAATTGTCTGCTAAAATCGGGGCACGATGTCAGACTTAGGTTTACAATTTGCTCTTTTACGAGACTGAAATTTACCTGCCCCGTTGGATACCATTCTTCTGGCTGAAGTGCGAAACTGTAGGAATAGAATCGCCTGATAAGTTGGGTCTTCGAATGGTGGATAGCAGCCTGGATAGCCTTTAGGAAAATCACATTCCCGGTGTCCTTAGTAATGATGTCCTGACCATCCAAACTGAGTGTCAGGTAATCCAAGTTTTCATACAGTATATACTTACCATCCTGTGAAACAGAGGTGTTGTCATAGTCGAAAGGTGTCACAAAATTACCAGCACTCACACCATCACCCCTGGTGCCCCGACGTTGGATCACAAAATACAACTCCTTCACCGGATTTACAAAATCCAACTTGAACCTACTCGTATTTACACCCACCCCCATCTCAAATATATCTTGTTGAATTTGGGTGATGAGATAGTCCCTCCTCGTTCCCTGAATTTTAAACCTTTCTACACAATCCAGGTGAACAACCTCTGCACATAATTGAAATTCTAGGATTTTAACGTCCTCCTGTAAAGTTTGATAGTCCCCAGTACCCCCCCTTACCACCAAATCTTGGACATTCCTCAATTTGAATTCCACCTCAACCTCCTGTTTGGTGATTGCACACAGGGGTACAGCAAGTTCTGGGTGTTTGTAAAAGTAAAAGGGTATGTCGATGAAAAAGTCCTCAACTTTGCTACCAAGTCCATTATGGGTGATGATCCCCGGATTGGATACGGCGACTGAAGAAGTCCTTAGTGGGTATTTACCAATCAATTGTTCCAATGCGTCCTGCTTCGTTTGGGTGACGTAGTGCTCCGAATAAATTTGAAGATAATCACTCGTGAGACGTTGAACAATTTTCCCACCTATGATGAGGTCTACATACTCAATGAGAGCGTGACCGACAGATTCGATGTATCTCATAATGTTGTCGAGGTTTGGGAGTTTACATTTCAAACTCACAGTCTTCAACAGGTCACCTTGGTTTTGAGAAATTTTGAACCTCACAGTCTTACCAAAATCAACCTGATTCTCTGGATCTAAATCCACGTACTGTTGGGAAAAGTTTGAATGCTTCTTGAAACTTTCCAAAAAATGACTGTAGTCTGGATTGTCTGTGAAGAACTGCTCTTGGGGTCCAGAAGCCAAAAGTTGGACACGACCAGCCATTACTACTATATCTACCTAAAATTTTAATCCAGCTAAACCACTTTCAAACCTCAGAACATTGTAATTAACTGCATATATACGGGTATTATTGTCATCTATAGTATTTATGGGATCTATTTCCATTGTCAACATCTTGTGGGTAATACGACTCATGTTGACCTGCCCAGTTGGATAGTGTACCTCCGGTTTAAGTGAAAATGAATACATTCCAAATGAAGCTGGTCCAAAGTGGTACACACTGTTACTAAAGGGGGAACTCAGGGCAATTATATCTATCTGTGGGGAGTTAAGGTGATGCTTTAGGGGTTGCTCATAACCCAAAAACTTTGTATTCCTATTGAAAACTGTTTCATTGTTGAATTGAAGTTTCACATTTGTTATGGTGTTGTATTCATTTGGGTAATTATTTTGAACAGATTCTTCCGATTGTGAAACAAAGTATAATTCCTTGACTGGGTGTTGAAAGTTTAACATCACAGACTTTTTATTATCCCCAAGTTTCATTTTAAATTGAGATAACTGAAGTTGGGTAATAACATAATCAATTGGTCTCGACATGAGAAATCCTCGCTCCTCCTCAGATAGATATACATAATCAGTGTCTATAGACATCTTCGTAATCTGTCCCGATATGTCATCGTCGTATGATGGTCCATACAATCCCTTACCACCGTAAATCATTTCCCCAATCGGCCGTATTTTGATTCTCACCTCAACAATCTGTTTAGTTAGAGCACACGCAGGTATAGCCAGGGTTGGATTTCTGTAAAAGTAAAATGGGAGATCCAAAAAGTAGGTGTACCCCCCTTGGTAACTCAATATGTTTCCATGACCATTTAGAAAATATAGAGTCTGAGCGATATCATCACTGGTATTATTGAGTTGTTGGTGTATGTATATATATTCACCCGTAAGTCTCTCAATTGGCTGACCCCCAATCAAGAGTTCCGCATATTCAATGAGATGTGTAATCACAGATGGACACCAAACTGTATCGTTGAGTCCGGGAATATCAGGAACCGGATCAGTCAGGTTTATCTTTAGGGTCATATTGCGAATGAGATCCCCCTTATCCACGGGTATTCTACACTCCACAGTACTTCCAAATTGGATATCACCATCGAATTGATTTTCTAAAATGTCAATTGAAAACTTAGTGTGCCTCTTGAAATTCATCAGGAAGTATGAAAATTGTGGTTCACCTGTGAGCCATTGGTCCTGGACTCCAGTGGCGGCAAGTCTCAGTCGACCAGACATTCCTACTCTATATGAGTAAAATTTTGTGAAATAAAACGAGACACTACATTAGAATGAACCTTCAATTGAAGAAATTCAAACCTGAAAGTATAACTGACGATCGGGTTTGTGTGTTCATAGGTAAGCGGAATACAGGTAAATCAACCTTAGTAAAAGATATCATGTACCATAAAAAACACCTTCCAGCGGGGATTGTCCTCTCGGGGACGGAGGAGGGTAACCACTTTTACTCCGAATTCATTCCAGATCTCTTCGTGTACGGTGATTATGATAGAGATGCTATAGAGAGGGTCATGGCGAGGCAGAGAAAATTGGTGGGTGCTGGTAAACAAAACTGCGGAGCCTTCATGCTCCTAGATGACTGTATGTATGACTCCAAATTTCTAAAGGATACCTGTATCCGCCAGTGTTTTATGAATGGACGCCACTGGAAGATATTCTTCATGTTGACGATGCAGTACGTGATGGACCTCCCACCAGCACTTCGCGCCAATGTAGACTATGTCTTCATCCTCAGGGAAAACATCATTCAAAATAGAGAAAAGTTGTACAAGTCCTTCTTTGGTATCTTCCCCTCTTTTGATATGTTCTGTAAGGTTATGGACGCGTGCACAGAAAATTACGAGTGCCTCGTGTTAGACAATACCGTGAAATCTAACAGGATACAGGATTGTGTATTCTGGTATAAGGCAACACTCAGGAAGAACTTCAGGGTTGGGGGACCAGAATTGTGGAGACTCCATAAGAAGATGTATAACCCCCGGCACCTTGAGCAGAAGGAAGAGGACGCCAAGAAGGCCACCAAAAAGACGGCCCTAACAATCACGAAAAGGAAATAATTGCGTTTCTTACTTTCTTCAAAAACCGTACCATATATTAAATGGCTTCCCCGCAAGTTAACACATTGAATTTATCAGACAATGGTGATGGTATGGTACCCCTGAACACCAATCCAACTACATCGTTTGTGAACAATCACCCTGAAAATAATATCCAGGGAAATAAAGAGACGATGGATTCTACACCAATCAACGACATCATGATGGAACCCCCAATGATGACAGACGAACCCAGAATGCAGGGTATGATGCCCCAAATGACAGCCCCCCAACCACAGGGAAGCTATACTCCACCTGCAGAGACCAAGGTGGAAAGCAAGAATCCCCTCAATCTCACTGATGATCAGATGACCGCAGCCATCGTCGCAGCGTGCACCGCCCTCGCTATCAGCAAACCAGTCCAAGATAAGTTGGCGACCTCTATCCCCAAGTTCCTTAACGAACAAGGGGGTAGAAGTATGATTGGTCTCGCCTCTACCGGTGTGGTAGCGGCTGTCATTTTTTACTTTGTGAAGGATTACATAGTTAAGCCCTAACGTTCCCATCCCAGGTTACTGTAGATGGAATTATCAATACCCGCAAAATATGTTATAAGAGCACCACCGGCGAAAGTCGACATCAACAAGAAGGTTAAAATCTGCTTCTTTTTCCTGTCATCTTTTGTAGATTCCACAGCCGACTTAGACGCATCCCAAATCCGGTTAATGAAATACATGGATATCATAGATAACATAGTCGTCGCGAAGAAGAAGATACGGTCAACCGCGAGGCGGGGAATCGTGTTCACGATGAGACGGAGAACATTTGGTATAACCATAGTTAACCAGATAAGGTTGAACCAGTATACATTAGTGAATGTTGGTATCAACATCACACCAAATATAGCCAACCAATATGCTATGACTGAAACTAAAACACTCACGGGTGTTTTCATTTAATGTATCCCAAGATTATTTATCCTGAATGTGCTGACCACAGAACTTTGTCTTCTCTGGTATCTTTTCGTATATACCCAACTCCACACAAATGTCCCTAAGTTCTGTGTAGTTTTTCCAAAATTCTGGGGAGTGGGAATATTCCTTGACCGTACAGTGAGCCAACTCATGGATGAGTACATGGAAAATCTCATTGGAATTTCCCTTGAGGCACACCACAATCTCACCACCCTTGTTTGTATTGTAGCCCACCGTATCCTTCATACGTGTATATCCTGTGATTGGGACGTGACGTACTAACATATGGAACTTTTCACTGTTGGTGTCTTCGAGGTGCTTCCTGAGAATACGATACTTCTCTTTGACCTCCTTAAACTCATGGGGTTCGTGGGTCTTCTGGAGTATCAGGATGTTGATGAGTATCAATGCAATAAACGCTATCATCTCTTATAAACAAAGATAAATTTACTATAGAACTCTGAGATTGGGTTTCCTGTGAAACCCTCCCAAAGTTCTAGTCTAAATCCCATCTCCTCTAAACTCGTGACAAGGCGATCTTTGTAGCATATAGGCTCCGGTTTTGGACCATCCGCATAGTATGGGGTATCCACCAAGTGTACAAACATCTTCTCACCATATTCTCCATACCCACCGCGTGTTAGGAAGTAGTTCCCATCCCCATCCCGGTAGGGTGTCCTAAACACAATCTTCTCAGAGTCTGGGATGATACCTATCAATTTTCCACCTGGTTTTATACGCTTCTTGATTTCCCGTAGAGAACTGAAGAAGAATTCCCTCGTCTTGTAGATGTAGTGTAAAGAAAAGTTGAAACACACCACATCGAACTTTCTATTCGGGCACTGGTGTATGTCACCCTCGTAGAAGTTCACCCGTAGGTGCATATTTTTCGCCCTAGACCTAGCCTCCACTAGGGCCGATGGCTCTGGGTCACACATGTTTATATTGACCCCACACTTGTGCCATTTTTGAAGATCACCACCAAAACCACACCCAACATCCAGAATACACTGCCCCTTCTGAGCGACAGACTGTATCAGGGACCTCTTGGCATCATTGTGGTTCCGACGAATCTCTTCCATATTCAATTAACGGCTTAAAACTTTAATTTGAAATTAGAATATGAAACCGTTTATTAAATGGGTTGGTGGTAAAACTCAAATTATTGAAGACGTCTTAGGTTTATTTCCTTCAAATATTACAAACTATCATGAAGTCTTTGTGGGTGGTGGGAGTGTTCTGCTATCTGTACTTTCGAGGGGTCTCGTCCACGGTAAAGTATTTGCATACGATCTAAATGGGTCACTCATCGCATTGTACAAGAATATCCAATCCACCCCCATAGAAGTTCACACCCACCTCACGAAGTTGTACGAAGAATATGAAAGTTGCACGGGGGTGGTGGTGAATAGAAAACCCCAAACCCTGGAGGAAGCCAAGGAATCCAAGGAGAATTACTACTACTGGGTAAGACAGAGATTCAATACAGAAAAGGTGGAGACACCCCAACGTTCAGCGATGTTTATATTCCTCAACAAGATGTGCTTTAGGGGTGTGTACAGGGAGGGACCAAATGGATTCAACGTACCTTACGGTCATTATAAAACCACACCTGCCCAAATTACCCTAGAGGAGCTGACCGAAGTGAGTGAACTCATCAAGGATGTTGAATTTAGACAGTGTGATTTTAGAGAGGCTTTTGAAAATATGGGGCGTGGAGACTTTACCTACCTGGATCCACCTTACGCACCTGAGACGAAAACATCCTTCGTGGGCTACACCAAAGATGGGTTTGGGTTGAAGGATCATGAGGAACTTTTCGAACTCACCAAGAAATCTGGTGTAGACTTTGTGATGAGCAACGCAAAGGTTGATTTAGTTGTGAACACATTTTCAGATTACAAAATTAAGGAACTAGAAGCACGTCGAGCCATCAACAGTAAGAACCCAGAATCTAGGACGACTGAAGTACTTGTCTCGTCATCCAATTAAAAATTTCTTCTTCATCGACAATGTAAAAGGCTGGATAAAAAGTCCACTTGTTTGTTGATTTTTGAACATGCACTCTCCACGCAGACTCAATATTCTGTTTCGCAAAAAATACTGGTATCCCATGTTTTTTGTTAAATTCAATAGCAACTTCGTATTTTTTTTGTGAGAACCACCATTCATTTACGATGAACATCATATAGATATTATCAACCGAGGGATAAAGATGTTTATACTCTTCCAAAAGGCAGGGTCCACATCGAATCTTTTCATCCACCGAACCCGTGACAATTTGATGTTTAAATTCAATGATAAATATAGTTTTCTTGTCTTCACTAATGAGTGCACCGTCGGGTTTCTTTTTGTGTGTCCACTGTGGATCTTTTAGGTCCTTCATGTGCTGAACAAATCTGTCTTGGTCAATGTACTCGAAGGTTTGACCCCCGATCACATGGGTCCCCAATGGACGAAAACATTCCTCGAAAGGTTTTCCACTTGCATTAGTGTTCGCACCACCTGTACCACCAGTCCTCATTATGGTAAAATGAGGGATATACTTTCTGTTTCAATTGATTCACTTAGGTTCCA